GATAAACAATTATCAAAATTATAAGTATAAATGCAATCAACTTCATCTTGATCTGGATATACATACTGAAGCATAAACTCCTGCACATCTCCCCATGTATTTGATCTTCCATCACGATTGTTAAATGGATCATATTTATCTTTATTAATCCACTTATTAAGTTGATTTGTTAATTTAGGTAAATATTCAACGCTTTCATTTAAGTGATGAAATAAAGATTTAGTAATGATCTCATCATCATTTGATGTATATGGTTCACTTCTAAAATCTTCTAATGTTTTTTTTTGGTTTCTTTGCCAATGTCTTCCACTATCTCCACCACTATCGCACATATGAACGCCAGTATTTTCTGTAAGCATTTTGTATATTGTTTTTTCTGTACTCATTTTTTTCCCTTTGTTAGTTGTTTTTTATTGTTATAATTGTTGTTGATTTGTTTTCATATTGTCTAAATTGTCGCAGCTTAAATGCTCCATAAATGCAAGATATAAAGCATTAATGAAGTTAAAAAGGTTGTAGTATATACAAAGAATAATATTTTATAGATCATTATTGATCCTTTGTTATTTCTTTTTTTAATGCACTTACACATAACTCATGATCATTATGATAATTACCATCTATTAACGCTGTTATGATTGCTTTATTATCTTTGTTATGTGCATATACATGATTTCTTTCTGTTGGAAATTTCTTTCCATTAATATGAACAATTACGCCTACTTTATAACCATAATTATATTTTGGTTTAACTGTTATTTTTAAATCATTTATGTTCATTTTGTTTCCTTTGTTTTGTTTGTTTCGTTTAATTTAATCTATTGGTTAATTAATGGAACATGACAAATTGACGCATATATAGTTTATAATTGTTCTAATGTTTAGAGAAGATTAAAGAAGATTAAAGAAGATTGAAACAATGTTATTCTTATAGATCAACCCCCTAATTTTTTTTATGCGTCATAAGTATCGGATAGGTAAGTAGTATTGACCTATTTATTTAAAGGTTTTTTATTATTACTATTAATAACTTTAATTATCGTTAGTAATATTCTCTAGCTTTTTGACTATATTTATAGAACGCGATACCCCCATACCCCCAAATTACTGGTGTCAGTTTATTATATATATATACATGGGATTTATTAACAGACACACAGACACATACCCCCATAAACAACCCTGCACCTATTTATTCAACCTTATGCGACATTTTATTTTTTACTTTAAAACCATTCTAAATTAGCTAGATGTAGTATATGGATTACCTTAATACCGAAGATCTAGATTGTATTGCTTATATTGATAAGAAAACAAATAATGTTATTATTAGATTTGTTGGTTTACCTAATGCGAAAGCAGCAGAGCTGTTTACTGATTATGTAATGATGACACTAGGTGTAGACTATAATCCATTAAGCAGTATTGAAAGATCAAAGATGATACACTAATGAATATCAAAATCCCTTATACTCCGAGAAAACATCAATCTTATTTACATCAACAGATCAATAGATACAGATGGAGTGTTCTCGTGTGCCACAGAAGGTTTGGCAAAACAGTATGTATGATCAATCATTTGATTAGATCGGCATTGATGAGCAAGTTGAAGAATCCTAGATTTGCATACATAGCTCCCACATTCAAACAAGCCAAAAGTATTGCGTGGGATTACATGAAGCAGTTCACAGCAAAAATACCAAACACTAAATTTAACGAAACAGAACTAAGAGTAGACTTACCTAATGGTTCTAGAATAACATTACTTGGTGCAGAAAACTCAGATGGGTTAAGAGGTATATACCTAGATGGGTGTGTCATAGATGAGTACGCCAACATTGATGGTAAACTATTTGCAGAAATCATTAGACCAGCTCTATCAGACAGAAAAGGATACTGCGTCTTTATTGGTACACCTGCAGGAATGAATAATAATTTTTATGATCTATACCAACACGCCAATGGTGCAGAAGATTGGTTTAACTACAAAGCTAAAGCAAGTGATACTAAGATTGTAGATCCAGAAGAATTAGAGAAAGCAAAAGAAGTTATGGGTGAGAAGAAGTACCTGCAAGAATTTGAGTGTGATTGGATAGCAAACATAGAAGGTGCTATATACGGAGAAGAGATCGCCAAGATAGAAGATAAGAACCAGATAGCTAGAGTTCCCTACGATCCTACTTTGCCTGTCTCAACTGCATGGGATCTCGGTGTCGCAGACCACAGTAGTATTATATTCTTTCAACAAAAAGGAACAGCAATACAGATAATAGATTATCATGAAGAAAGAGGTCATGGATTACCACACTACATCCAGATGCTAGAAGAAAAACCCTACATCTACAAGGATCACTTTGCTCCACACGATATTGATGTACAAGAGTTCGGCAATGGAAAGACTAGAAGAGAGATAGCATATCAGTTAGGAATTAGGTTTAAGGTAGTACCGAAGCTACCAGTAGAAGAAGGTATCCACGCAGTAACCATGCTGCTCTCTAGATGCTGGATAGACACAGACCATTGCAAAAATTTAATAGATGCGTTAAGACATTACCATAGGAAGTACATCGACAAAAATAGAATGTTCAGATCGAAACCTGTCCACGACTGGAGCAGTCATGCGTGTGATGCGATGAGGTATCTAGCTGTTGGGTTACAAGAAATTAATACTAGACAAACTGCTCCACAAAGTGTAGCAGATAATGATTACAGGATTATTTAATTATGGGATCAATATTCAAACCAAAAATGCCAGCGTTGCCACCACCCCCAGCTCCTGTTGAAGCTCCAGAAGCAGAGTTGTCTACAGAGGAAAAAGCAAAAATAAAAGCTGAGCAAGATGCAATCATGAGAAGAAGAAAAGGTAGAAAGTCTACAATCCTTACTGGACCACTTGGTTTACAAGAATCTGAAGAAGAAAAACTTAAAACTTTATTAGGAGAATAATATGTTAGATAAAATTAAAAAAGCTATTAAGAAAATGAAACCTGCTGCAAAAAAAGCAGAACCAAAATTTAATAACATGAATGATTTACAAAAAGGTATAGCAGTAAACAAAGAATCTAAATCTGAAACTATATCTGAAACTAAATCATCTTTAACATTTGGTAAGTAATGGGATCTAATAGTTCTAGTAATTCTGGTAATAGTGGATCAGATGCTTTTGTAAATAAAAAATCAAAAGTAAAACCAGTAAAGAGAGATAAGTTTGGTTATACAGTAAAAGAAAATCCTGTTAAAAAATTTATTTCTGGTGGTGGAGTAATAGGTGCAGTTACAAAACCTTTCCGTGAAAAAACAGAAGCAGCTAATAGAAAGTTTTATGAAGAAAAAGTTGTACCTGCTGGAAAAAGTAAAGCACCAGATTATGAAACTTATATGAAAAATAGATTAGCAGGAAAAACAGATGCTTATGGAAATCCTATATCACAATCAGATAATGGTGGTGCAATAGCAAGTAGTGGTCAAGTAGTACAAGCACCTAAAGTAGATATTGCTCCAACTACAGTAGAAGTTTCACAAGTAACAACTACAAAAGCAGAAGATCCTATTGAATTAAGAAAAAGAAAAATAAAAGCTCAAGGAAGAAATCCAACAATCATGACAGGTGTTACTGGTGTAAATGATGGATTAACATTAGGTAAGAAAAGTTTATTAGGTACAGCATAATGGCACAAACAGATAAAGCAAAAAATTTATTAAAACGATATGATCGTTTAAAATCACAAAGACAAAATTGGGAAAGTCATTGGCAAGAAGTTGCAGACTATATGCAACCAAGAAAAGCAGATGTAACTAAAACAAGATCTAAAGGTGATAAAAGAACAGAACTTATTTTTGATGGTTCACCATTACAATCAGTAGAACTATTAGCTGCATCACTACATGGTATGTTGACTAACCCATCTACACCTTGGTTCTCTTTAAGATTTAAAAATGAAGGAATGGATGGAGAGGATGAAGCAAAAGAATGGTTGGAAGATGCAACAGAAGTTATGTACTCTGCATTCAATAAGTCTAACTTCCAACAAGAAATATTTGAACTGTATCATGATCTAATTACATTTGGAACTGCTGCAATGTTTATCGAAGAAGATGATGAAGATGTTTTAAAATTTTCTACAAGACACATTAATGAAATCTTTATTGCAGAAAATGACAAAGGAAGAATCGATACAGTATTTAGAAAGTTTAGTTTATCTGCAAGAGCAGTAATGCAAAAGTTTGGTGATGTATCAATGAACATCGCAACTAAAGCACAGAAAGATCCATATCAAGAAGTAGAGATTATGCACGCAGTATATCCTAGATCTGACTTTGATCCTACAAAACAAGACAAAGAAAATATGCCATTTGAATCTGTATACTTAGATGCAGAATCTGGAGACGAATTATCTGTGTCTGGTTTCAGAGAATTTCCTTTTGTAGTACCAAGATACTTAAAAGCATCACACGAAATTTATGGTAGATCTCCTGCAATGACAGCGTTACCAGATGTTAAGATGTTAAATGAAATGTCAAAGACTACAATCAAGTCTGCACAGAAACAAGTTGATCCACCTTTATTAGTTCCAGATGATGGTTTTATGTTACCTGTAAGAACAGTACCGGGTGGTTTAAATTTTTACAGAGCAGGAACTAGAGATAGAATTGAAACATTAAACATTGGAGCAAATACTCCATTAGGTTTAAACATGGAAGAGCAAAGAAGAAACTCAATTAGAAATGCTTTCTATGTAAATCAATTAATGATGCAGAGTGGTCCACAAATGACAGCAACAGAAGTTATCCAAAGAAACGAAGAGAAGATGAGATTGCTTGGACCAGTTTTGGGTAGACTTCAATCTGAATTATTAAAACCATTAATCGATAGAGCATTTGCTTTAATCCTTAGAAAGAATTTATTTAGACCAGCTCCAGAATTTTTAGCAGGTACAGATATAGAAATAGAATATGTATCACCATTAGCTAAAGCACAAAAGTCTACAGAGTTATCTTCTATTATGAGAGCAATAGAAATCTTAGGTAGCTTATCAAATGTTGCTCCAGTATTCGATCACATCAATATGGATAAACTTGTTAGACACTTGGCAGACATTGTAGGTGTTCCACAAAAAATATTAAAACCACAATCTGAATTAAATGCTGAAAGACAACAAGCAGCACAACAACAAGAGCAAATGCAACAGATGCAACAAGTACAACAACTAGCAGAAGCAGGGGGAAAAGTAGCACCATTAGCAAAAGCATTACCAGAAGAAGCACAGGCTTTGGCAAACGCTGATGTTGAATAATTTATGGAATCAAATAAACAGCTAGAAAATCTAGTAAAAAAACTTAGAGACAATTATCAATATATTTTTAATACAGACGAAGGCAAAGATGTTTTGTCTGACTTAGAAAAAAGATGTCATTATCATTCTACTACCAATGTAAAAGGTGATAGTCATGAGAGTGCATACATGGAAGGTCAACGCAGCGTACTTCTATTTATAAAACAAATGCTGCAAAAGGAGAATAAGAATGTCAAGTGAACAGATAACACAAAGTAATGTGCCTGTAGAAGAGACAACAACTACTACAGACACTCCTCAACAAACAGAACAAACAATTAGTTCTACAACAACAGAACAACCAACTGTTGCTAAATCTTGGAAAGATACAATCTCAGAAGAGTTTAGAAACGATCCAAACATTTCTAAGTTTACAGAAATAGATGCGTTAGCTAAAAGTTATATCAACGCAACTAGAATGATTGGTCAAGACAAAGTTGCAGTACCAAATGAAAACTCAACAGACGATCAATGGCAAGAAGTTTATGGAAAACTAGGTAGACCAGAATCTCCAGACAAATATAAACTAGAAGCTAACTCAGATGTAGTTCCATTAGATGAAGGTGCAATAAAACAATTTGCAGAGAACGCACATCAACTTGGTTTAAATAATAAACAAGCACAAGGTATCTTAGAGTTTTATAAAAATTCTATGGAAGGTTCTGCACAACAAGCAAGAGTAGATACTGAAACTGCACAAGCAAATGCTGAAGCTGAACTTCGTAAAGAATGGGGTAGAGCTTATGATGATAACATTAAGAAAGCTGGATCAGTTGCTAAAGCAAACATGAACCCACAAATCTTAGATATGGAACTAAAAGATGGTACAAGATTAGGAGATCATCCAGAAGTTATCAAAGGTTTTGCAAACATTGCAAACATATTATCTGAAGATAAATTAGTAGGTACTGAAAGCGAAAGCGTTGATAGAAGTACAGACTATGAAGCTGAGATTAGCAAACTTGTTAATGATAGAGATGGTCCATATTGGAATAAGTCTCACCCAGATCATGACAAAGTAGTTCAACAAGTATTTACTTTGAGAACAATGCTTAATGGATAAAGAAGAACTAAGATTAGAAATACTTCGTATTGTAGTGGAAGCTGGATCAGAGAATCAAAAATCTAATCCCTTGCCAATCTGCGAAGAATATTATAAATGGATTTGTAAGGCGAGTGAAAATTCGCCTAACAAAAGAAAGACAATTCGTAAGAACCTTTCTGACAACAAGGAATAGACTTGTAGTCTAAAAGACTTTAAATCCAAGAGAAGCCAATTTTTTTGAGAACT